GTGCCAGACCTGCGTCCCTTGCAAGGAGTTGAGGGAGCGGCGCAGATGATTGAGCAGACCAACGCGCCCACGGCTGAGTGGGCGCGGCGCTATGTCGACGAGTTCGCTCTAGCCCTGGTTCCCATCGATCCAGGGGAGAAGGCCCCCAAGGGAATGGGCTGGAACAAGCTCGGCGGTTACCTCACTGATGCCGACGCGGCGGCGGGCTTCTGGCAACAACACCCCGCGCACAACCTGGGTGTTGTACTCGGCCCGAGCCGGGTTTGCTCGCTTGATGTCGATGATGTCCAGTGGACCCGCCACGTACTTTACGAACTGCACGGCATCGACCTGGATGCCATGGCGCTGGTGTTCCCGACGGTGGTCGGCAACCCGGCGCGCTTCCGTGTGATGTTCCGGGTTCCGGATGATCTGGAACTGACCCGCCATTCTTTATCCTGGCCGAATGAGAATGACCCAGATGGATCGATCTACAAGCGGCTGACGGCTCAGGCCAAGGCCGCAAAGGCAGCTGGTGACCTGGCAGGGGAGGCGGCAGCCAAGGCCGAGGCGCAACAGTTCCAGCGCTTCACGGTGCTGGAGCTGCGCGCCGGCCTGGTGCAGGACGTGTTGCCCCCGTCGATTCATCCCGGCACGGGTAAGCCTTATTACTGGCGGAATGCGCCCAATGCGGCCGAAGGGCTGCCGGTGCTGCCGGGTGAGCTGCTTTCGATCTGGAACAACTGGGACATCTTCAAGCGGGATGCCGAGGCGGCCTGCCCGTGGGCGCCGAAGCCCAAGAAGGACCCGGGCAAAGCGCTCAAGCGCCCGGCGCCCAAAGGCGACAAGCCGTCGGTGATTGATGAATTCAACCGCTGTCACGACGTCGAGGAGTTGCTGCGGGCCCATGGCTACATCAAGCGGGGCAGTAAATGGCTGTATGCGCAAAGCAGCACTGGCATGCCCGGTATCACGGTCAAGGAGCGCAAGGTTTACTCGCACCATGGCGCCGATCCGCTGGCCAACGGTCACCAGAATGATGCTTTTGAGGTGTATTGCCTGCTGGAACACAACGGCGATCAATCCAGGGCCGTGAAAGAGGCGGCGCGCATGCTCGGCATGCAGCATTCGTCGCGGCCAGATCCTCGGGACCTTCCCCCGCCCCCTTCTGATGACCTGAGCGGGCCGAGCCTGGGCGGCGCCATCCAGGCCAGCGAGGCCGCTCCGGCTCCTATGGGGGGCGCGGGGGAGGCGTTGACGGTTGACCAAGTGCTGCGGCGATTTGCCCTGATCGAGGGCACCACGCATGTGTGGGACTGTGATCAAGCGCGGGCGATGAAGAAGTCGGCATTTGAGGCGCGGGTGAGCAAGCCCATTGCCAAGGAGTGGCTGGACAACACCGCCAAGAGGCTTATCTCCGCCGATCATGTCAGCGACATCGAGCAGGCGCGGCGCATGGCCGGTAAGAAGGGTGATGCCTTCGGCATGTCGCCGACTGACCGCTATGTGTATATCGACGGGACCAAGGACGTCTGGGACCGGGAGAAGAAACGGCGCATTGCCGAGGGCGCGGTAAAGATGGCCCTCGGCGATACTTACCCGCTCTGGCTGAACAGCAGTGAGCGGCGCACGGTGGACGTTGAGCACATCGTGTTCGACCCGACCATGACCAAAGACCCGGCGGTGTACATCAACACCTTCGATGGCTTGCCGCTGGAGCCCGTCAGGGACGATGCCGCCTGTGCCAACCTGCGGTGGCTGATCTCGTTCCTGTGCAACCACGATGAGGCGGCGGCCCAATGGCTGACGCGCTGGTTGGCGTACCCGCTGCAGCACCTGGGCGCCAAGATGGACACCGCCGTGTTGATGCACTCGATCATGGAGGGCTCGGGCAAAAGCCTGCTGTTCGCCGATGCCCTGGGCATGCTCTACGGCCAGTACGCCGCGACCGTGGGGCAGACCCAGCTGGAAAGCAACTTCAACGCCTGGCAAAGCCGCAAGCTCTGGTCGGTGTTTGAAGAAGTGGTGAGCCGTGACCAGCGGTACAACCAGGTGGGCAAGATCAAGCACCTGATCACCGGCAAGACCGTGCGGATGGAATCCAAGTTCATCAACGGCTGGGAAGAAGCCAACCACATGAACGCGGTGTTCCTGAGCAACGAGATCTTGCCCTGGCCGATCAGCGAGAGCGACCGCCGGATGCTGGTCATGTGGCCCATGGAAACCCTGCCGGTGGAGCGGCAGAAGGCAATCGGGCGCGAGCTTGAGCAGGGCGGCGTTGCCGCGCTGTATGGCTGGCTTCTGTCGATTGACTTGGGCGACTTCAACCAACGCACGCGACCACCGTCAACTGAGGCCCGGGAGCGCCTGGTGGCCTTGAGTCGGGCCGGCTGGCAAACCTTCCTGCACCTATGGAAGTACAGCGAGCTGGGGCACGGTCTTTGGGGCCCGTGCCTGTCCACAGACCTCTATTCGCTGTTCCTTGAGTGGTGTCAGCGCAACAAGGAACACGTGATGAGCCAGACCAAGTTCTCGCTATTCATCAGTTCCGAGGTGGACAAGACGCGGGCAATCCCCTGGACCGATGGCAACAACCGGCGGTTTGGTGCGTTCTTCTTCCCCGTCGATCCGAATGCTTCCCCGCCCCCATCAATGAAAGCGGCCGAGCTGGGCAAGCAGGTGGAGAACTGGCGGGCCAAGGCGCGGTTGGCGGGCTGGAACGTGGACAACTGGGACCATGTAAAGGGGCCAGCAACATGACTGCGCCTGAATGTGTGTCGGGTGTGTTGGGTGTGTGTCGGGTCGATATTGCAAACCCAACACAGGTATTGCCCTTCAATTTCGCGGGTTTGCGGGCTGTGTGTTGGGTGTGTTGGGTTTTGCTTCGCGTGCGCGCATGCGTGACGTTATTTGTTGGTGAACGTGGCGCTGGAATTCCTTCTCATGCGAGGACCGATAAACCCAACACACCCAACACACCTAACTCAAAGTTGATAAAGATATTGATTTTAAAGGGATTTATTTGTGTTGGGTTTGTGTTGGGTATGGCGTTTTTTGTGTCGGGTTCGATTTTCAGGGGGATGGCGCGATGATTGAGGAAATCGAAGAGCTGATGAAGCATTGGGGCCACCAGTGCTGCCGGGTTGGTGATGGCGGCGGGCTGGGCAGCCCAATGGCGACGATCATGGAGTGGGGCGGCAGCGCTCCCCGTGGCACGCCGGGGCCTCGCTTGCCTGGTGGCGGTGCTGGTATGGATCACATTGCCTGTGAAGTTGCAGCAGCGCTTGCACAACTTGAGCGCCAATCAGAGAAGGGCGCTCAGTTGGCCAAGCTGGCCTACAACCGGTATTTGCCGGAAAGGCCCCTGACTGTTCGCGCCCAGTTGGCGCTGCTGGGGCTGTCTGAGGATGCTGACCGGACTTACCGAAATTGGGTTCATCGGTTGCATCAGCAGGTGCAGCTCATTCTCACGGTGCGCAGCGCTACGACACGCGGTATCACTCGCCGCAGTGGGCATGCTGAAACGGATCTGACCCGGGTTTCGACGGTGAAACGCCGGCAAGCCTGCTGACCGTTCGTCGGGGTGGTTTACCTCAAAGGTGAGCCAAAGTTGCGTCAAAGTTGCGTGGAGTTGAACAACCGAAAATGACCCCTTTTCGGTTTTTCCGGAGAGGGGTAAAAAGTCCCCACGATATGCAATTTGCGCCTTGGCGCTCACCGAGCACGTGCTGTGCACCCCGCCTTGGCGCAAGCCAGGACACTGAAAACCCTGCCTTCCCTGGCGGGGTTTTCTTTTTTCGGCGTCTGCCGCGCTCAATCATTCGAGGCACAACATGACTAATGAGCAACAAGCGCTGGCAGAGATGCCGATCTGGTTGGTGATCGTTCTTTCCCTGGTGGGCGGGGTTTCCGGGGAGATGTGGCGAGCAGACAAGGAAGGGGCGCGAGGTTGGGCCCTGGTGCGTCGTCTCGCGCTGCGGTCCGGTGCCTGCATCGTCTGCGGGATGGCGGCGATGATGCTGCTGATCGGCGCCGGTGTATCGGTCTGGACTGCGGGCGCCTTTGGTTGTCTGACGGCGATGGCCGGGGCGGATGTTGCCATTGGCCTGTACGAGCGATGGGCGGCGAAGCGAATCGGGGTGTGTGAGGTGCCACCTGTCCCCGAGGATCGGGGTTAATGCTCTGGAGGCCACGTAATCCTGGGCTTTCAGCTTTTTGCACCGATCTGGGGCGCGAAAATCCCGCCGGGGACCCTGGGACGCTCCCGAGGACACGGGGTCGGAAACCCGCGGATCTTTGTTAGAGGCTGGTTCACCCGCTTAGTGAACTGGCGGTGAACTGGTGAACACCCCGTATTCATTGGGTTAACTGGACGTCAATCACATGACCGTTATCAGCAAGTCGGAATTTGCAGCGCGGCGCGGCTGGGCCAAGTCCTACGTTTCCAAGCTGGCCAAGCAAGATCGGCTGGTGCTGACCGCAGACGGCAAGATCGAGCTGGAGGCCACCGAGGCTCTGCTGGCTGAATCGGCAGACCCCAGCAAGGCGGCCGTGGCGGCTCGGCACGAAGAGGCACGCATTGATCGCGATGTGCGCAGCGGTTTGGTGCCGACGGTCGAAACCGATGCGGTGCCGCAACTTCCCAGTAAAGGCCCGGATTTCCAGAAGTCCCGCGCCCACCGGGAGCATTATCTGGCCAGACTGGCCGAGGCTGAGTTTTACAAGGTCCAGGGTGACCTCGTTGACCGCGAGGCGGTAACGGTCGCGGCCTACAACGCCGGGCGCATGGTTCGTGATCTGTTGTTCGGCATGTCGCCGCAACTGGCTGCCGAGGTTGCCGCGCTGAGCGATCCCTGGGAAATCGAGCGGCACCTGACCGGGGCGTTTCGCCGAGCCCTTGAGGACGCTGGGCGCATGACCAGTGCCGACCTACAACAAGCCATCACACAGAGCTAGACCTATGCCCGAATACGCAAACGGTGCAGAGGTGTACCGCGATGCGTATTGCCGAGGGCTACAGCCAGACCCTGAACTATGGGTTGACGAATGGGCAGATGAATACATGCGAATCCCGCGTGACACGGGAGCCGCAGAGCCCGGCAAGTACCGCACGGACCGGACGCCGTACGCACGAGAACCCATGCGATGCCTGTCCCCGGCCCACCCCTGCAAACGGGTGGTGACCATGGTGGCCTCGCAGCTGATGAAAACTCAAATCGCCTTGAACTGGATCGGCGGCCTGATCCACATGGCCCCATCCAATATCCTGACCTTGCTACCGAGCCTGGGACTGGCCAAGCGGGTGTCGTCGCGGATCGGCAAGACGATCAAGGCCACCCCGGAGCTGAATAAGCGTGTGGCGTCCAGCCGCTCCCGCGACTCCCGCAACACCATGGACACCAAGGAGTTCGAAGGCGGCTCACTGTACGTGACCACGGCCGGCTCTGCCGCCAACCTTGCCGAGCTGTCGGCCCGGTATGTGTACGGTGA